CCCTTGATAGTAAAGCTGATATGTGCGTGATGAGTATGCTTATTGATCCCATCATAAGGACGCCAAGCCCAAGCCTTTCGAGGCGATGCGATCTTGCCATCAAAGATGATGTAACTGATTCTCTTATTGCCAGACTTTGCAAGGAGTCGAATCTGATCAACCAAGTCAGGCATGAGATCGGGCTTCCGGCCTTTACCGTTAAGGTCGCGGTCAACATCGATGGCACGAACCCAGCCTTGTACATCTGGATTATGGTCAGACTTGCGAGCAGCGTGTCTTGTGTCACCGATCCAGCCGTCGCTAGTTCTATCTCTATCGGGGAATGCATCATCAATCTGCTCGCGTAATTGGATGGCAGATTTAGATAAACGAGGTTTCATGCTCATCGCTACTGCACTCCCATCGCTTTAGATTATTGAGAGTCAATTCATCATGTCCGCATTCAGGCATTGGTGCGATAAAGGCATCATCGATTGGATCGTAGGTATAACCGACCCCTGCATAGTTGTAACGGATGTTCCCGTTATAGCTGGTGCGAATGCACTTTTGACCTTTACGAGTCTCATACCATGTCTCTGGCAGAATGCCATCAATCAACTCTGTCTCGTCAATTCCAGTAATAACATCAACAACTAAATTATGATCATCAATAAAAGCGTAGTGAGCCATTATGAAATAACCGCCGTTCCATCGCCTGCGGTAAAGGTAACTACTTTATTGCCGCCGACTGTAGCTGTAGAGAAAGTCATGCCGCTGGCAGAGATCGAGTATGTACTAGGAAATGAAATAATTACCACGCCAGAACCGCCTGCTGCTGAGTTAGAGCGTATTGAAGAAAGACCTCCGCCGCCTCCGCCGCCGAGGTTGGCTGTGCCTGCTACTGCATCGACGCTGGTGCTATAACGGCCACCTGCGCCGCCTCCGCCTGCTCCGCCTGAAGTCTGTGCAGCTGAATCTGTTGCTCCACCTCCACCACCTGCATAAGTTACAGATGATCCTGAAATAGATGATGCTGATCCTGCACCGCCATTACCGCCACCGCTTGCACCTGCCCCGCCGACTGCGCTAGCACCACCGCCACCACCACCGCCGTTAGAACCGCCGCCTGAAGCTACGCCGCCGTTATTGCCTTGAGATGGAGAAGTTGAAGGTGTGTTACCTGATCCTGCTGTGTTGCCACCGCTAATTGGTTCACCGGAACCACCGCCAGAACCACCTGAAGTACCATTACCATTTGATACATCTGTGCGACCGCCTTGACCTCCGCCTGCAGATGTAATTGTAGAAAAAATAGATTCAACGCCAGAAGCGTTAATTGCGCCGCCTGCGCCGACCTTTACAGAATAAGAAACTCCAGAGGTGCAAGTAAGGGTGCCTGTTCTATAACCGCCTGCACCGCCACCGCCGCCGAATGCAATCGCGGCGGTCAGACCTCCACCTCCACCACCACCGACTACTAATGCATCAACGGAAAATGTAATGGGCGTTGGTGGAGAAAAAATACTTACAACATTGTTTAACACTAGCCGATTGCTCCGACGACATACCAGGTATCTGTGCCTGTCTTAATGCAGGCTGCGCTCTTATATTGAGCGAGAGTAGGCTGAGCCGCTACTGCGCCAGCGGATAGGACTGTCGTAGTGCCAGAAGTAACTGCCTTAATTGTGCAAAGTCCGGCACCGATGTTCAGGACTGTCAATACTGTACCGATCGGAAATGCTACTGAGGCATTTGTAGGTATGTTATAGGCGATCGCTGTGCCCTTGTTCATAAGCTCGACCACCTGATAAGCGTCGGCAATCACAGCCGTGTAATCGTTAGTTTGAGCTGCGCCTACTGTGAAGGCTACTAGGCCGTTATAGTCTGCGGCTGTAAAGATGTCGCCTGTTGATGCTGGAAAGCCTTCTGCCATGATTTATCTCCTAGTAACCCATAATGGATTGTCCGATTATACCGTAAGTGCTAGATCCTATGATGAACCCCTCGACTATCGGCTCAAGTGTTGTTACTGTGCACTTCATACTGTTTGGGGTTATATCCCACGCCAAGCCCTGCGCCTGCAAGGTCTTCACGATTGTCGAGCCGTCTGGCTGAACGTTAGTTATCTTGAGGTTGTCAAAGTAATCTAGGCCGATCATCGTATCTGTTGGCACGTCTGGATCAAGCAAGTCGACAGTCATGGCATCAATGCGGATCGTTGTCTCTTTTCGAGTAGCCACATAAATATCAGCAATGTTCTGAACCTGCGCGTCAGTTTGGGCAATGAGATTCTCGACGTTCATGCCATGCGGGAAATATTTAGCAATTGAATCAGCGTCACTTTTTGAGACTGTAACCCCGCCAACTCTGGTCATAGTTGCATTGTTAATGATGAGCTTGTCATCAAAGGCGAACTTAAGGTCTGAGTACGGGATACCTGTGGTCTGATTAAACTCGATGGGAGCAGCACCTAGCGATCCCACGACATCATTCCGATCCTTAAACTCTGCTGTGCCATCTGTGCGAATAAAGAACGCACCTTGTTCTGTGAACTCTGCTACCTGTAAGGCTTGAAGGCTAGAGCGTGTGGTAGCGGGATCGACTTGGCAAGTGGTTGAGCCTGTGTCGATAATTCGCATGTTCGTCGGGAAGTCCACTTGGTCGAGGATCTTATCGATGCGAGTGCCTGTGGTCTGGCCAGCCGTGGCATCTGTAACCGTAGAGACGTTAGCCATGGCAAAAAGGCGGAATGCATCCGAGCAGATGAGATCGACATATCCGATCTCCTGACCTACTGGATAGGTGTATCGATAGTCTTGAACATAACCTGAGAAAAGAAAGTGCTGAGTCGTGGCCGTAGTAGCTGCAACACGGATTTTACGAAGTGGAGTCAGATAGCCAAAATACGGACTAGAGACATTTTGAGGGTTGAAGTAAGAGTCAGGATCTAAGACTCGAACTGTACAGTTGCCAGCCTCATAGGTGTCGCGCATGACGTTACGTCCCCGTCTGATCATAATCTGACGAGTGACACTACTTAGATCGATGACGGGCTCTGGGACTTCCGAACCTGCGAAGGTGCTAACTCCTATAACGCCATACTTGGCATCGCCAATCGTGAAGGGATAGCCGAACGTTGCACCTTGGCTAAAGTCAAAAGATACCGAGATGGTTGCGGGAAGACTCATTGAGTACCACTTGCACCAAAGCGTCCATAACGATTAACTGTGTTAAAAGATCCAGATAGTGATTGATTGATTGATGACTCGCGGAATGCTCCGCCGACAACATCGCCGTCAAGATAGACTTCAACGTTAATCGCCTGCTGGTTGGCTCTTTGATAAGAATTAACTGCATCCATAATTTCGGACATAGCATCAGAATAGCCAGCAGACGGGGCGACAGGGGTGGTTTGTAGAGATGCTGCGGATACACCAAGAGATGCTGCGGTATAGGTAAGCAAGTCTTGAGGTAGCGTCCAGTTACGGTAAGGGTTAGGAGCCTCTGGAGTGGTCAATAGCAAGGCTCGGAGTTCATTCTGGCGTTTAGTAGCAGCTTCTAATTGATCAGATAACTGTGTGGCTAGAGTTGCATTTCCTTCGAGGATAGCCTTCTGCAATAGCAAAGAGATGCGATCTGTCTCGCTGATCTTACCCTTAAGTGCTGCCTCGATGCCGATAGCGTCAAGGTTAAGAGTCTTTGAGGCCTTCTGTAAAGCTAGGGTCTTCTTCTGTGTATCTAAAATCTTTTTATTGCTATTTGCTAGATCGCGCTGACGTTTGGCCGCGTCATCTTCTGCTTTTTTACGCGCTGCAATCTGCGCTGGTGTTTCATAAATGCCGATTGGCTGAGATCCTGAGTAGCCCATCGATGGGGCATTGCGTCTAAACTTGGCTGCTTTTTCGGCTGCCTCAATAGCGGCTAGAGCATTCTTTTCGTAATCATCGAAGGGGTTGAAACTTGCTAGGATGGCGCGGTCGCTGGTGAGGATGTATAACTTTTGAAATCCAAAGACTACAGCTGAAACGGTATCTGCAATCTTGGTGGCAAGGGTATCGATTTGATTAACGAACTTTGTCGTATCGCCTGCGGCAAATACAGAAACAAGCGCATCAACTAGTGACCCGCCAATCTTCTCGCTTGCCTCGCCCGCGGCCGTTGTAATAAGTTGCAATTTGCCTGCGTAAGTATTCAGATATTCTGCATTAGCCCCGGAGAATTGTTTATTAAGTCTCTCTTGTACATCTGCAAACTTCATCGTCTTAAGCTCGGCTTGAGTAAGCCCTAGCGAATACTTGCGTAGGCCTCGAGTCTGTCCGACGTAAGCCATGCTTAAATCATTGACAACAGTCTCATAATCAACGCCAGATCCAGCGGCGATATCGGTCGCTTGAGTCAATAACTCCTGCGCCTTAGCGACTGAGCCAGTAGTCTGGAGAAGTTTTTGCATCGCTGGACGTAATTGATCATCGGCTACGCCAGACATCTTTGAAAGATCAGAAATGAAACGCTCGATGCGTGGAGTCTCAAACTCTAAGCCTAAATTCTTAACTGCTACCGCTAAACGGCTAGCAGCCTTTTCGTCTTCGATGAATGCCTTGGCTGCGTTCTTGGCAAACTTGAGAAGCTGCTGGGCTCCAAAGGTAGCGGCAAGGGCTCCGCCTAATCTCTTGACGCCTTTCTCTAAAGCATTAACACTTTTGCCTGTGTCACTTAATGCTTTCTTTCCTTTGTTTTCAACAATAATCGGGATGCGTAATTCAGCCATTAGCCATTGCCTTTCGCGTTAAACTTATTTGCGGCTTTCTCAAGGGCTTTAATAACTCCGGCTTTAGCCTTGCCTTCATCTTGCTCGTAGGCTTTAAATAATGCTCGACCTGACATTTTGCCTTTGCCAGCCATCGCGCCGGGAAGTACCGACACGAACTGACTGCGAGATTTACGGCCAGCCCAATCGTAGATAACTGCAGCTGCTCGCTTGCTATGAATTGACACGGTTGAAGACCAGCCTTGAGCGTTAGGCTTAGTCGGTGTCAGTTTATAGCCCACGCCTCGACGTGCCTCGCTGGCATCGTACATGGGAAATTTGGCAGTCTTAACTTCATGTTTGACGAAGCCTGATGGCATCTGATCATTCGATGGCAAGAAGCCTCGAGCCTTCTTTACCAAAGGTTTTAAGAAGCCCACCATCTCATCGCGGGTTTCTTTGTCCAGATCGGGATCGAATTGCTTTAGAGCTTTGCGGAGTTGGCTAGCGCCTTTTAGCTCTGTAGGCATCGCTTTGCTCCTTTGCTCTATCCTTCAGCGCCTTGAGTAGCATCTGAAGCATTGATGAATCTAGATCAATTAAATCTTGTGGAGGGATAGCCGTCTCAATGCTCAATCGAGCGATGAGATAGTGGATGCTATCCCTGCCTAGGCCAAAGGGTCAGACTCTGCAACCTCGACACTCTTTAAGGTATCGAGAAAGTCTGAGCCGAATGGCTTGACTGTGACTCCACTTAGTCGAAGGCCTTCCCATGCAAGCCAATAGACGTCTGACTGCTTTTCATCATCGCGGAACGCTTTGTGAAATCCCTTTTTAGCATATAGCTCGAACGCGTACTCGAGGCGAGGAGTAATCTCGATCTCGGTAACGCTGTTGTCCGCTAGTGTGACTATTAACTTTGCCATGCTGTGCCCCTTTGTTTAGTTTCTTAGAATGTGCCTGTGCTGGCAACTGCTACTGTACCAGAGACGTTGAAAGTAAGTGACTGAGTACCGAGGTCACCGACTGCGCCGTTGATGTCTGTAGTGCCGTTGATCAAGCAAGTCATAGTGTAAAGAGGGTTAGTCGCTGAAACGGCTGTTCCCTTTTCCTGTAGTAGGACTACTGTGACGTTTGTTCCCCAAGCAGCTTGCAAGGTAGCAAGTACGTTTGCTGATGCTGTGTCGTTGAGGAAGTCGATGGTGACTGATGATGCCTCAAGGCCTTTAACGAACTTGTGTCCGCCGTCGCCCATTGCTGTCACTTCGAGCTCGTCGAAAGTGCGGTTAAGTGTTACTGCGGTAACGTGGTCTGAAAGATCGACTGAGTTTACCTTCACGCCGACCTTGTTATTTAAGAATACAGCCATGAGATTATTCCTCGTCTTTCTTAGTA